ATTATTGGTTGTATGTTCCCTCCAGGTATCTTCTAAATACTGCTCGTCATCCAATAAATAGTTGTTAGCCTTATCGCGAAGCTTCTTCATACCTGCGCAGAAGTCTGCAAAATCTTCGCAACCGTTTTCAATAACTTCTTCAGCTACGATATCTGCATCTAAAAGTAAACCTTTTAATCTACTCATATCAATTTACCTCTCTTGAATTGTCAACAACGTATTCAGCATCTTCTATTGCGCTATGCAAGACGCTGATAAGTTCCTGCTCGTGGCCTTTGGCTTTATACAAAAGACCAATGGCTAGATTATGTACCAACAAATAAGATCCAACAATAGGATCCATCAGGTCCCTATCTTTATCTAAGGAACACTTGTTAGCGTATTGGGTAAGCATATCAACCGACAAGTTGAAAGCTAAGTCTGAGTTTTTTTCAAACTCTTTATGTTTATTAGTTTTCATATCATTCTCCAGATTTATGAATTAATTACAAATAGTATAATCATTTTTGTTTACTTTGCAAATATATTTTGTTATTCTTTTTCTAATTATATTTTTAGGAGAAGATATGAACGAAGTAAAACAACTAATGGACCAAGCGATAGGCATACCTACAGCAACCGGTCCTAAGCATCTCTTAGATATGCAAACAGACTTACGAGCCTACAAAAGGCTAACGGAGTTTGTGCGTTATATTTATGATCATCATCCTGCGTTATTTGACCAGGCCTATTCAAAATCTTTGGAGAAAATAAATGAAAACTAAAGAAGCAAAAGATCTTGCAAAGAAATCTGTAAGAAAAAGAGTTAGGAAAAAACCTGTTGCTAAAAAGGTAGCAGAGCCAAAAGTAGAGGTAAGAGATCCTTTAACCAATATAGAGAAAGTACAAGTCGTATTGGTTGTAAGTATTCTTGCAGCTATGTTTTACTTTGGTACCTAATGCCACTTAGAGACTACCAGCAAGAGGCGTTAGACGCCCTAGAAAGCTATGTAGCGTCGCAAGAGGGTAATCCCCTTGTTGTGATGCCTACTGGCTCTGGTAAGTCCCACGTGATCGCAGACTTTGTTCTGCATATGAATCAACAAAATCAGCAGAATACTTTGATCGTAAGTCACGTCAAAGAAATTCTGCTACAGAATTATGAGAAGCTACAAGACGCTTGGCCTTATGGAAGTATAGGATTATACGGTGCCAGTCTTAAAAGGCGAGATAGTCAAAACGATATTATCTACGCTCAGCTTCAATCGGTTTGGAACAAAGTGGAATATCTCCCCCGATTTCACCTCCTCGTAATCGACGAGGCCCACTTAGTTCCAAAAGAGGGTGAGGGAATGTATCGTTCCCTCATCTCTTCTTTAAAAGAACAAAATCCAGAATTAAAAGTTGTCGGCTTTACTGCTACACCTTATAGATTAAATTCTGGAATGCTAACAGACGGAGATGGATCTATTTTTGATGATATAGCTATTGACTACGGAAGCGGTGAAAACTTTGTAAAGCTAATAGACGACGGATATTTAGCACCCTTAGTAACCAAGTGTATGGATACTGAATACGATGTAGAATCGGTAGGAATGAGGGGTGGAGAGTTTATCCAAACAGATCTACAAGAAAAAATGAACGATAGAGGGAGAACAGAGAAAGCTATTCAAGAAGTACTTATAAAAGGCTTGAATAGAAAAAAATGGTTAATCTTTTGCGCTGGTATAAAACATGCTGAAATGGTCTGCAAACTATTAGATTTCAGTAATATCAGCGCAAGGGTTATCAGCGGAGAAACACCTCCCAACGAGAGAGACCAATTAATAGAAGAATATAAAAGCGGTAAACTAAAAGCCTTAGTAAACTGCGATGTCTTGACGACTGGGTTCGATGCCCCTATCACCGATCTCATCGTCATGTTGCGTCCTACCCAATCACCTGGTTTGTATGTCCAGATGATGGGTAGGGGTATGCGCCCAGCTGAAGGTAAGAAGAATTGTTTGGTATTAGACTTTGCAAAAAATATTGAACGTCATGGTCCAATCAATCAAATCAAGCCCAATCAAAAAGGTAAACGCAAAAAGACTGGCCAAGCACTCGTTAAGTCTTGTCCTGCATGTAAGTCTTATGTACCTAAAAGCGTAAATACTTGTCCGGATTGTGGTCATACATTTCCTGCAAGAAAGATAGACTTAGATCTTATCTCATCTAAGTTGGATGTTATTTCTAACGTTGCAAAAAAAACCAAGTACGAAATAAAAGTTATAGATATGTGGGTCGGCGAACATCAGAAGATAGGATCTCCCACCCCAGTATTAAAAGTGTCATACAAAACACCTAATAAAATAATTAGCGAATATATATGTTTTGAACATACTGGCTATCCACGTGATAAAGCTGTTAGGTGGTGGAATCAAATGGGAACACCTGCAAGTTTGCGTAAGTCTCCGCCAAGAACAGTAGAGGAAGCTTTATTTAGACAACTAGAGATACGTAAACCAAACTTAATTAAAGTAGATTTTTCTGGTAGATTTCCTAATATAGTCAATCACATATGGAGATAGGTAAACCAGCAGCATTTTATCCCTTTAGAACAGTAGGTGAGTTTGTTTATATTCCTTATCAAAAGACAGACTTTGAATTAGTTTTTAGAGGCGGTCAAGATGATATGGATAGGATAGTTGAATACTGGCATTTAATAAAAGCGCCAAGGTATTACAAAACCAAAAGCTTGGCAGAAAACTTACAAACGATGTATGACGATTTACAGTATTGGCCAAAGCCAATGTTAATTAACCAGGTCGTTCAGGCCTTATACTTGGAGTATGAAGATGAAGATAGATGAACTAAACACTTATGAATCAGAGCAAAGAGGGGAAGCTTTAATCTTTGCCGATATACCTAATGAGGCTTATCACGCCGGAGTTGGTATTAGTAGTAGTGCTATTCGTAGATTCGGCGAATCGCAACTGCATGCAATAGAACACGTGCAAGAAACTACGCCTGCTATGAATTTTGGGACGGCAGCTCATGCTATGTTAGTTGAAGGTGATGAAGCTTTTAATAACGATATAGCCGTATTGACTGGATCTCCGTATACCAATGCAAACAAAGAACTTAAAAAAGAATACGAGGAGAGAGGTCTAACCGTTATTAAAGAAGCTGAGTTAAAACATATAAAAGGTATGAAAGCTAATATGATAGAAGAAGGTAATATGTATCTTAATCCAGAGGGTAAGCTTGCTGAGGCTAGTTTCTACTGGTACGAAGATGAAGTCTTATGTAAGTGTAGACCAGACGTTCTCTGCCCACCTCTAACAAAACCTTATGCCGATAGTAGTGTTGTAGTAGTAGATTATAAAACAACGCAATCCTGCGATCCTAAAGCCTTTGCTGGATCTGTTAGAAAGTATGGCTACGATATGCAAGCGGCTTGGTACAGAAGAGGTATGGAGAAAGCTGGATTCAAAGTCCAGGAGTTTGTCTTTGTAGCTCAAGAGAAGGTGCCACCTTATGCCTGTAAAGTATTTAGAATTACAGAAGAGCAAATGGATATTGGTTGGCAACGAATGGAAGGCTTCTTGCAAGACTATAAAAATTATTCAAAAGGCGGACATTTATCTATTTATAACTCGCCAAATATTGTAGACTTAATACTATAACTATTACATTTACAAACATGCAATATATGTCGAAATACATCTGCGTCTACAGAGATGAGCAAGAACTCCAAGCGATTATCATACCAGCTCCTAATCAGGATACAGCTGAGTTCTTTGTTAAGTTTGGCAAGACGTTAGATCCAGAAGATGATTTCGACATATTAAGTATTACCAAATTCAATCCAACAGAACATATCAGTTTAAGAATTCATTAAGAAAAGGCTAGGTGGGAAGATCAGACTTTACGGAGAATGATGGAGGTCCCTTATGGCGTCCTAGCAAGCCAATTAAATTATAACGAAGGCTTAGCTGGTTTTGCAGCTGGCTCTTCAGTTACCCAAGCAGGTGGAGCGTCAGCAGATTCTGCTTTCATTCCTTCTACCGGATTAAATTCAAGCACTTTGTTCTTGTCGCCGTAATCTGGGTTATCACTTTTCTCTATACCGAGTTTACATATAACCTTTCTACCAACAAGCTCAGAAGCATTTGATGGTGGATTATCTTGTAGTCCCAATGCTTTTAATAATTTAGCAAAGTTTCTAGAAGCAATCTCTCTTACCATGTCTTGCTTACCTGAATCAGCATTCTTATACCAGAGGTTGTAATTCTCTCTAATGATCCAGTTGTTGTACTTATCTTCATCTACCTGCACTTCTAGTTTCAGGTAATCATTACCAGCTGCGGATGTAGTCTTCTCGCAAACACTAATCCTGCATCTGTAATCGCCCTCTGGAATAAAGGAGTTACCTTCATCCTTCGTATCGAAATCAAACTTGACGTCAGCAAAATCGCTCATTTATCTTCTCCTTTAGTAGTAAAACCAAGTTTATTAATAATATATGATAGGTTAGGCTCTTCAAAAGAATCTAACTTACCACTCCTATCCTTAGCGATATAGTTATCGCCAATTGTTGTTTGCAACCATCTATTGGTTACTTTCTTTCCTTCTTCATTCTCTTCAGTAAATGTTCTAAGACATAATACTTCATCAAAGAAGTAGGGAATCTGTGTCGGCAGTTTAGCACCAACCATCATAGGTTGATAGTGAAACATACCTGTTGACTCATCTCTGAGTTTGTCTTCTTTAGCGACAAAGATTACGTGAATCTTTAGATCTCTAAATCTACGCATAGTTTTAGTCATAACTTCTATAACCTCTCCATACGCTCTTCTAGGATCTTTGGATCTAGCTTTCTCTTGCGCTAATAATAATTCAGACATCTCAGTCACACTATCTAAACAGACAGTATCGTAATCAAGTTGTCCACTCTCTAACAACTGTGCAATCTCTTCAATCTCAGATGCTTCTTTAACTTCAATAGCGGTTACATTATCTGCATCTTTAATAGATAACAGACCAGCCTCCATACTAATAATTAAAGTCTTACCTGGTGCAGTAGCACACGTTGTTGTTTTACCGGCGCCAGAAGCACCATAAATTAAAAGCTTGGCCCCTTGGTTTTCTACCAACTGGCTAGGACTTTTAATACGTTCTAGGATATTAGACATATTCTTCTCCATAAATAATAAAAAACCTATTTTAAAATAAAAAAATATAATATACAATAGGTCAACTAGATAAATTAACGGAATGTATAATGAACGAAATTAACCCAGTACAATGGAAGGTTAATTATCTTTGGAGAATAAAGAGCTTAGCTGATAAAGAGTTAAGTGTCTACACGTCTCAGAAGATTGAACCTGAATATAAGGAGCGAGAAGTGAGAAGAATAACCCTAAAGGAGTATATCGAATTTGTAGGTATTGAACCTGCAGCAGAACTGTTTGGCTGTTCGCCAGCATCAACCAAAGCTTGGAGGTATGGGATCAGACAGCCCTCTATTAAACAAGCTAAAAAAATTATTCACGCCTCTGGCGGGAGATTAGATTTTGAATCTATCTTTGGACCTGTAGAAGATGGTGTTGAATAAAAGTGTTCAATTTAAACGTAACAGCGCAGGATTCTGCGTTGGACTTAGCTCTTGCGTATGCTGAATATGGACTGAGCGTTATACCTCTACAGAGGCATAATAAAGTTCCGCCTAAAGAATTAGGCAGTTGGGAAAAATACAAGACAGAGCAACCAACGACAGAACAAATAGAGAAATGGTTCAAGGGGAGAAACGATTTAGTTGTAGCCTTGGTCTGCGGTAAGTTTATTGTCGTAGATGCAGATACACCTGAATCAGTTAATTGGGCAGAAGCCAATTTACCAGTAACACCTTTTAAGGTAGCAACTGGTAAGGGTATGCACTATTACTATAACAATCCGGAAAACTTTACAACTTACGTAGCTAGAAGGACTGAATCAACAGACCCAGCTAAACTTATTGACTTACGCGGCGTCGGTGGCTTAATCATTGCTCCACATAATATACATGCTACTGGCGCCATCTACGAACCTATTGTTATACATGATTGGGGGCTAAACGATGTTGATGATCTTCCGGACTTTACCAAAGAACTATGGGTAAAGATTACCGGAGCAGAAAAATTAAACGGTAAGCCCATATCTGCTCCGTTATCAATCAAGGGTGTAAAAGAAGGAAGTAGGAACGACCAAGCAGCAAGACTTGCTGGTTACTTAATAGCTAAAGATATTAATGTAGATTTTGTAGAATTTTTTGTTCAGTCTTGGAATAGGCAAAACAATCCACCTCTTGATCATACAGAAATATCTACAACAGTTAATTCAATACAAAAGACGCATGATCGTAAAAACCAACAGGCACCTGCTTATATAAAAAGTACGCATTCAATTAAAGAGCCAACTAACTTGTATAGTCCTCCAGGTATTCTTAAAGATATATACGATTACTCGGAGAATATAGCCAAGATATCTCAGCCAGCTATAAGTATGCAAGCTGCTTTATCTGTTGGGTCTGTTGCGGCAGGAAGGATGTATAGAACAGATATGAATAACTTTTCATCTTTATTCTTTATGTGTATTGCTAAATCAGGTCAAGGTAAAGAGAACGTCAAAACTGTTGTTGAATCTATATTAGATAAAGCAGACCATTCTGATTTGATGGCTGGTGATGGTTATACATCTAGTGGAGCTATCTATTCTTTACTTAGATATAAACCAACTCATATAACAGTTATGGATGAATTTGGTAAACGTCTTGAAAGTATATCTAAAGCATCTAACTCAAACAAAGAAGACGCTCTGCAAGTGCTAATGGAAACTTGGGGTAGGTGTCATGGTGTCCTGCGTCCAGATAATTATTCAATGATGACGCTCAATCAAAAGCAACAAAAGGAAGCTATGGATAGGTCTACGATTAAACCTGCTATTACGTTAGTTGGTATGAGTGTTCCTAAAAACTTTTACGGTGCTTTATCAACTGGCCGTATTGTTGACGGTTTCTTAAATAGATTTATTGTCGTTGAGTCCCACGTACCAAGAAGTGTGGGCAGAATGATACCTTACGTCGAGCCACCTAAAGCTGTGTACGATTGGGTGACTGATGTAAGACAAACTAATAACGAAATGGAGCAGATAGCTAGAGATAATGCTGAACTAGATTTTAAACAACGCATACTTACCTTTGATGATGATAGCAGAAACCTATTGGAAAAACTTGCATACGATTTAGTGGACCAGCAAAACAAATTAGAAAAAGAAGGCTTAGAAGTATTGTTATCTAGAACTAGAGAGAAAGCTATGCGTCTTGCTTTGATAGGAGCTTTAGCAGATAACAAACGAGCTAGAACTATTAGCGGTAATATAACTCAATGGGCTATTGACTACGTTAATTACTACGACCAGTTATTAATAGAGTCTTGTAAAGATAAGGTTGCAGGATCTGAAATGGAAGGACGTATCAAACAGATACTTAGCTTTATTCGCTCTCAAGGCGAGTGGGGTATTAGTAAACGTGATATTGATAGACGTGAAATATTTAGAAGTATGAAGTCATACGAAGTGAAAGAAATTATAGAAAGACTTAAAAACTCAGGAGAGATACAAGAAAAGGATGTGAAGAAATCTAATACAGGTCGACCAACCAAGCGTATTGTTGCAATAGACCCTGAGTTTTTTAACGAGGATTGATGAGAAGATTTATAAGTAATTTAATTAGTAAATTTTTAGAGTGGTCTTTTCAAAGACAGGAAGAGAAATTTATGAGACAAGCATATGAAAATAGACAGAAGAGCCTTAAAAGAAAGTCTAAGTGATGTAGGATTAGGTATTGTTATAGCGATACCTTTAAGCTTTGCTGTATTAAATGTATGTACCTATTTAGGATTAACCAATCTAACTATCTCAATAATACAAGTTGCAGTTTTTACAATCGTTGGAATTATTAGGAAGTATTGCGTAAGAGTAATATTTAAAAAAGGAGATTAAATGAGCGAGCCAAAACAAATTATACATGCTTGGAAGCTGTTAAAAGATTTTTTAGAGGAGTGTATATCAGAAGGAGTCCAACCGGATCCAGAAGAATTGCTTGAGACAATGCAAAATTTTGAACAGGAGGGATAAATGGAACAACCAAAACCAAGAATGGAAAATATAAA